TAGTATTACCCTATGGCGACTTCCGTTCCGACCGTTCCAGGCAAGTTAGGAAAGTCCCGGTCGTGTTGTTGGACTTTGAACAACTATCATGATGATGATATAATCAGGTTGAGGCATTACGGAAAGAACTCTTGTAGGTATATGGTCTTTGGCTATGAGGTTGCTCCCGGCACAGGCACACCTCACCTACAAGGTTACGTATCATGGGAAAACCCCCGGTCACTTGACGCATTTAAACTCGAAATATCACAACGGCTCCATTTAGAAAAAACGAGAGGCACACCTAAGCAGGCTTCCGACTATTGTAAGGAGGATGGGAAGTTTGAGGAATTCGGCGAACTACCCCGGCAGGGCGAACGAACAGATTGGTGCGTAGCAATTAGCCAAATTCAATCTGGCATTCCGGTAGAGGAGGTGATTGAAAATCAACCACAACTTCTCCCTTGTATAAGGGCACTTGATACATTCAAAGCAAGACAGATTAAACCACTTCATAGAGAAGTGACTGTCTATGTATTATGGGGTGACGCTGGCACTGGTAAATCACGCTGGGCGTATGATAATTACCCAGAACTTTATTCGAAACCGCCAGGTAAATGGTGGGATGGCTATCTTGGCCAAAAGACAATCTTGCTGGACGATTTTTACGGTTATATCCCATATACCGAACTCCTTAATGTACTTGATAGGTATCCCTATCACGCAGAGGTCAAGAACGGATATGTGTGGGCACAGTGGGACACGGTTATAATAACATCTAATAAACCTCCGAATTTATGGTATAAAGGAATTGGTTTAACACCAGCGCTGCAACGCAGACTAAATAAAATCTCATTTTATGGTATAGATGGCAAAATCGAAGATGCGTCGTGTCCCCCGGAAGCGCAGAGCAGGTCTGCGTAAGCGTAGAGTTGGTAAGGCTCGCGCTTCTAATGTTCGTGACTTTGCTTCACTCTCCGTGAGTCGGACTTTTACAGTCCCAGGTTCGCCTCCCACGCAACCTATAGCCAATGTTATGTACTCTATGATGGCCACTCAACTAACTCAATACACCAGAGCCGTTCAGGCTGCGCAAGCATATCAATACTATCGCATTAAGCGTGTTAGTTTAAAACTTAAACCCCAGTTTGACACCTATGCTTCAAGTGCCAATGCTTATGGCAAACCTAAGTTATACTATATTATTGATAAATCTGGTGCTCTCCCGACTAACGTGTCTTTAGAATCGCTAAAGCAGATGGGAGCACGTCCTCGCAATCTCGATGAGAAGGCGCTGACGATTAGTTTTAGCCCCACAGTCTTGAACTCGGCAATGACTGCTGGAGGTGGTGCTTTTACAACAGCACCTAGTCAATACCAGGTTACACCGTGGCTAAATACCAATGCTAACACCGTTGCTCCAGGAGTCTGGACAGCAAATGACGTAGACCATTTAGGTTGTTATTGGTATGTCGAATCTACATCTTATGGTGGCACTGGTGGGTTACCTTACCAGGTTGATGTAGAAGTTCAGTTTGAATTCAAGAAGCCCTTATGGAGCGCTCTGTCTTCGACAACGGCAATTGAGTTAGTCCCCGCAATCTTGGATGCGTCTCCAGATGGGGTTGAAGGTGGCTCAGATGGAATCACAATTCCACTGATACATTAGTGACTTGTCATAAATCATGAACAAGGGCAAACAGTGGACGAGCGTTATCCCCCCACGCGGCCTTCTCAGCAGTAATGAACTGAGGGTTTCCGCGTCCGATGCGCACCCCCCAGGATAATTTCCATTATCCCAAATTATGATAATTTTTTTATCGATAATTTGCAAGGGTGCGAAAATGTGTTAAATCAGGGGGGGTGTCCCACCCTGGCAAATTATCGATAAAAAAATTATCATAATTTCGGATAATGGAAATTATCCTGGGGGGTGTCATTTGACACGCAAAGTTCAGTAGGAAATCTTTTAGATTTTCGGCGCCATAGGTA